GAATGACCCAGCTCGCGTGGTAGAATAGCGCCGTTTGCGCGGAGCGAAACGTGCCGTTAGCTCAGTTGGTAGAGCAGGGGACTTTTAATCCCAAGGTCGTGGGTTCGACCCCCACACGGCGCACCATAGAAAACAGCAGGTCGGATGCCATTATATGGTGTCTGACCTTTTTCATTATTGATGTTACAATCCGAAGAGTTCCGAAGAGCGAGGTGGATAGGTCATAAGATACTGAATCGTCTCTCCTGTGGTGGGAGGGGGAATTATGCCAGAGACCGTGTGCGCACTGGTTCATGATGAGGAAGAGACTCGGGCATGAGGAAAGGAGGTGGAGACATGGAGCAGCTCGACGAGGACGAGGAACGGGTACTGAGGGCAGTGGTAGAAGCCGCGGGAGAAGAGCTTGATTTGCAGAAGGATCTGGACACGGCAATGCGGCTAGTAGACAAGGAGTACCTCCGCCCGACCACAACAGAAATAATCGTTGAATGGGCACCACCTGCTTTAGACAACGGGGCAAGGTATTCCAGATATGTGTTAACGGAAAAGGGCGAGACGTATTGCAAGGAGCATAACCTCTAGACGTTTGCCCCAGCAACGCAAAGGCCCCCACCCCGCAGGGTGAGGGCCTTCCGATGTCACGTGTGATGCACGAACGCGGTTGTTTATGACGATCGGCGATTGGTGATGCACGACGGCACCTCGATCGTGGTCAGAAAAATGAAGTGCGCTACTTGTGGTCGCTGGTGAAAGCCGGCAGCTCGCTGGAGCCGTCGCCGTGGGCCTCGAGGTAGCGGCTCATCCAGGGCGCGTCAGGCGAGCCGATGGTTCCCTCCGGGATCTCCTTGCCACCGCTCTTGAGCCTGTAGACCATGCGGACGGACTCGGCGGTGTCCGGCTCGTCGAGCCAGTGCGGCACCCCCGCGCCGTCGATCCAGACGAGCCTTCCGGTGCCATTGAAGTCAACGATGCATTCGTTCATGTCTTCCTCTTCCTCCTGGGCGCTGTCGCCCGTGTCGTTCGCTGTCGTGGCCGGCCTGAAGTATCCGGCCCATCCCCCGTCGAGCCTGTCGTACCAGCCCCTGTGCTCGACCTCGGTCCCCGCCCCGTCGCCTGGCCTGCCGTCCCAGTCGCCCTCCGCGCCCCAGAAGGAGGTGCCGGGGACGTCCACGATGACCGTGTGCCCCGGCGTCCGGGCCGTGAGGAGCACGTCGCCGCGCGCGAGCCCGTCGAGGCCGTCGTGCCACGGGATGCCGAGCGCGGGGAGGTCGGCGCGCATCGTGTCCGTGTGCAGGTCGTCACCCACCGCGTAGCCGAGCTGCCTGAGGTAGAGCGTCACCAGGCCCGCGCAGTCCGTCCCCGCGTCGAAGTCGCGCGAGCGCAGCTCGTACCCGTGCGAGTCGTCCGAGCAGTAGGCATCGACCACGTCGAGGGCATCATCAAGGGATGCCACGGCTATGCCTCCTTGTCGGTTGTGGTGTCGGTCGTGTCAGCGGTCGCAGCCGTGGTCGCGGCAGGCACAGATGCCGCATCGGTGCTCGTCGTGGTGGGGTTCGTAACCGCAGAAGTGGGGCTTGTAACCGCCGTGGTGCTCTCCGTGACCACGACGGGGGCCGTGGTAGTCGCAGCGTCAGCGGTCGCAGCCGTATCCACGACGGGAGCCGTATCCGCCGTCGCTACGGGCGTGGTTGTCGTGCCCGAGTCTACCTCCGGCAGACCCTCCAGCGAGGTCAGCAGCGAGACGACAGCCGCCAGTGCGGCGGCCCCCGCCACGACCTGCCAGTTGACCTGCCCGATGACAGCCGCAGACGCGCCGATGGTGCCGAGCGCGGCCTGCGCGCCCGTCTTGATGCACCGGGTGCCGGCGGCGGCCCACCACTGCCTGTTCATGAGGTTGTTCATGTGGTTCCTCCTATGTGATATGGCCGTGCCCGGATGGCGCGGCCGTGGTGCCTGTGCTAGTCCGTGCCGCCCGGTCCCCGGGCGTCGCACCTGTCCTCGACGCGCGTCAGACGCTGCTCGACGCTCGCCACGCGCTCGCTGATCGCCGCAAGTTGCTGGCCGTGACCCGCCAGCTGCTGGCCATGCCCCGCGAAGTCGTTCCTCAGCTCCGTGAGCACCTTGCGGACGTCGGCAAGGCCGTCCACCACGCTCTTTATCTGGTCGGATATCGCCTGCTGCGCCGCAGCCTCGCGCCTGCTGCTGCGGAAGAGGTTCGCCAGCAGCGAGACGATCGCTATGAGCAGCATGCAGAGCGCAATCGTCTCGCTGAGCGTCATCGACTCCACCGGCCTCACCTCCTGCCCTCGACGCGGTCGATGATTATCTCGGGAGTGTCGTATAGCCCGTGGTAGACGCACGCGCCAGAAGACATGTCGACGCAGTAGTTCGCCGCTTGCCCGGAGTTGGTGAGGGCGGTTCCGGATATCAGCAGGCTCCGGGTCTTGATCCACAGTCCCGCCCCGCTCAAGAGCATCAGGTACAGAGCGGCTGTCTTGCTGTCCGGGTCGCTAAGCATGACTGAGCTGAACACGGCCCCGTAGTGGTAGAAGACCGTCACCCACTTGAAGCCCGCTGCCGTCTCCGTGAGCGTGACGGTCCCAGTGGTCGCCGGGCCGCTGAACAGTACGACGGGCTCGACGGCGGTGAGGAAGCGCCTCATCGACACCTGCGTCAGGGCGTCGGTCCCGTCGTCGACCTGCAGGTTGCCCGAGACCATCGAGATCAGGTCCTGGAATCCGTCGACGCCCACGCTCGCGGTCCCGTTCGCGCTGCGAATCATCGCGCCGTAGTCGCCGCTCAGGATGCCCGTGTACCTGCCCTTCCCATCGGGGACGGCGGACACCGCGACCTTGCCGCCGCACATCCTGATGATGGACGAGGCGCTGTTCCTCCCCAGCTCGATGAGGTCCTCCGCGAAGCTCGCCACGGAGGTCAGCACGCCCGAGAGCATCTTGAGGATGGAGAAGCTCCCGTCCGTCCCCTGCCGGGTGACGCTCGTACCGTCGGCGTAGGTCGTGCCGTCCGCCGACTTGCCCACGTCGACTCCGTCATCGGTCTCGCGGATGAGCCTGGAGAGGCCGTCTGCGACGTCGGTCACGATGACGGGTATCGCTGTGCATGGGGCCGAGACATTGTGCCTGGCGGTGCCGTCATCGGCGCAGACGTCATCCTCGCTGGTGACCGTCACCGAGACGGTGGCACCAATCGTCATGCCGTTGCACGTGGCGCTGCCGGCCCCCGCGAGCGTCGCGAAGGCCGCGCCGTCCACGAGGAGGGTGACGTGGTCGAAGTCGGCGGGTATACCTCCCGTGAGCGTGCCGTCCCACGAGACGTGCAGCGAGCCGTCGCCGCTCCAGGCCGTGACGCCCGTGGGCACGCCGGGCGGCGTGGTGTCGCCGACGTGGGTGGCCATGGTCGAGCCGGAGGAGTTGACCGCGCCGAGCACGGTGCGCGTACCGTCAGCGTTCGTGACGGAGATGGAGCCGGAGGGGCTCGTCTTCGCCGACTCGGAGGACCTGGCGGCCGAGAGGGTCGCCCGTGTCAGCACCTCGCCCTCGTCCATGAGCCCCGGTAGCTTCCTGTGGATCATCCTTCCCCCCTACCTGTAGACGGACGGGTCGACCCACGGGTCGGCAATGGGATCGAACGTGAGCGTCACCGTGCCCGACTGGTCGCCCGTGGCCTCCATGAGCCGCAGCCGGTACGTCCCGTCGGGCATCGACGGGTGTCCCGATAGGTCGACGTCGACCATCTGGCCTGGCCATATGGCCCCGGGCCGCGGCACCTCCCTGTCCCCGAGCGAGACGTCGCCCTGGATCTGGACGAGGGGCGCGGCCGAGGCGGCGAGGACGGCGTCCGTGTGGGCGCGCACGAGGTCGGCGGAGCCCCAGTCAGTGTCGGACCTCGTTGCCTCGACGAGCGGCCAGGGGTCCGTCGCCGAGCACAGCGACAGGTCCTCCGAGAGGTGGCCGATGGTCGCGACGTCGCTTCCGGCCCCGCTCCCGTAGACGCGCATCGTGGGCCCGGTGTGTGCGACCTTGAGGCCCTGGATGGTCCCGCCGCCCGGGAACCACGTGAGCGTGGGGACGATGCCCTCCTGGGCGAGGCACGGCTCGGAGTCGGAGCCGGCGACCAGCCGGACCCGCACGTGGGAGGCGTCGGCGAGGTATGGCCTCAGCTGCACGTCGGGGCCGCCCGAGACGTTCGCGATCGCCTCGATGAGGCGGCGGCACGAGAGGTTGGCTACGTCGTAGGCCGAGTACGTCCTCTCGTGGCCCCCGGCCTCGCCTAGGTACGGCAGGTCGATGGGGAGCGTCCCCCCGGGCTTGGCGGACGTGCACAGCCTCACGAGCTCGCAGACGATGGCCCGGAGGCTCATGCCGGACAGGCTGACGGCGTCCGTGGAGGTCGACCCCGCGGACGTGCCGTAGGCCCCCTCGCGCACGGCGATGCGGTCGTCGAGCATGGCCATGGGGCTCGAGAGGTCGAAGCCCGTGTCGCGCTCGCCGTCGGTGCGCTGCCCTATGGCCCCGACGAGCACGGGCACGGCCGCCGAGCCGTCGCCCTCGTCCCACATGAGGCAGACGGAGCGGCGCGACGGCGCCAGGGCGGAGTTGCGCCCAGCGGCGTCCGTCGCGGGGACGTCCGCCCAGGGGAGGGAGAGCCCCGTGGCGTCCATGGCGCCGAGCCCCTTGTCGTCTGTCGTGGAGAGCGAGGAGTCGGGGACCGTGAGGTCCCACGACAGCCTGGGGACGTCCAGGGGCGCGCCCAGGAGCCCGGTCATGGTGTCCATGAGGTAGCAGCGCCACATCAGGAGACCCCCTCGTCGAAGGTCATGAGGCGCTGCCCGGCCCATCCGTTCGCGTCCCCCGTGCCGTAGGTGTGGAAGTTCGCCACTCCGGGGACGATGGTCGCGTAGACGCTGTGGTCGCCCGCGGGCACCGTCCACACGTCACGGTAGAAGCCACTCGTCGCGCTCGACGGGAACGTCCTGTGCTCGAACGTGCGCATGAGGACGCCGTCGAGGTAGAGGTGGACGTAGACCGATCCGTCGGAGCCCGAGAGCGACGCGCACGTGACCGTGACCTCGACGGAGACGAGCCTCTGGGTGGGCAGGTGGATCGTATGCGCCGGGAGCGTGATGGCGGAGTCGTAGTCGGAGCTCTGGGACCACGTGGTGTCCCCGAGCTTGCCCAGGCTCGCGCCGTACGGGATGGCATAGCCGACGGGCGTGGCCCGGTAGGCGTTGGCCGTCGTGGTGGCCCCCGCCGGCACGAGCATCTGGGCCAGGGGCGTCGCGTAGGTGGGAATCGTCGGGGCTGTCGGTGCTGCCGCGGGGGTCCCCTGCGTGACCCCGAGCGTCACGAGGTTGTCTGCGTCCCCCTGGCTGGCGTCGTGGGCGCAGAGCCATACGACGTCGATGCGCGGGTCGCTCGCGTTGGCCGCCGAGACGGCCGGCGTGCTCCCGCCGGGGAACCACGCGAGCACCTTGCCGTCCGAGTCGCCGCGCGAGAGCACGGCGACGCCGGAGGCGACCTCGTAGGCGAGCGTCGTCGTGCCGGAGACGGCGAGCCCGTCCACGACGCCCGTGGAGGCCCACTGGGCCGCCAGGATGTGGCGCATGTCTGACACCGTGGTACCGACCTTGCCGTCCGGCGTCTGTGGGATCCCGAAAGCTACCGACATGGTGTTCTCCAATCACGATCAGATGTAGGTGTCATGGCACGAGACCTCGACCTGGCCCGTTCCCGAGGCCGTGAGCGCGAGGGTGAGCGAGCCGCCCGCGGGGACGGACGGCCATCCGCGCGAGGTAAGGGCGCGGGTGACGTCCACGCCCGCGACGGTGGCCACGCGGCTGCGGCAGTCGAGCACCACGGGCTGCCAGCGTACCGGCTGGCCGTAGGCGAGCTGCGAGCCGGTCGCGACGTCGGTGAGGACGAACCCGTCCGGCATGTCGCCCGCGGCCGTGATCACGGGGGTCGCCGGGTAGGTCCCGCGGTTCGCCACGGTGCACACGGACGCCGTCGCCGCGGCGTTGCCGTAGGAGAGCGGCCACAGGAGCACGCCCGCCTCGGACCAGACGAGCCCCTGCGTCGACGGGGCGCCGGGGACCATGAGGCCGACCCGTGAGGCGGTCGAGAGGCGCTCCGGGCGGGGGAACCCGAACGTGAGCGTCGCGAGCTGCCAGTGCGGGTCCCACTTCCCCGACTGGTCCACCGCGAGGGACGCGTGGCCCTCCACGTAGGTGTCGGACGTCTCGTCGACCACGCGCAGCCTGACCGAGCGCCCCATGCATGCCCTGAGGCGGTCCATGGCGGCGAGGGTTCCGGCGCGGGAGGGGCCGACCGCCGAGGCGTGGAGGACGACCGTGCGGGCCGCGTAGAGGATCTCCCCCTCCGGCACGTCGTGGGCGCCGTCCCCGGTCACGCGCTCGACCTGGGTCACCTTGAGGTCGGGCGAGTCCCACCAGCCCTCGATGCCCTCGGAGGTGACCATGAGGCCGTCGCGCGGCTCGGGGGCGTCCAGCCCGTCGAGCCTGAGCGTGGTCCCGCCGAACGAGAGCTCCGCGTACTCCACCTCGTGCATGTCAGATCGCCCCCGCGAGCCTGAGCGCGTTCCGGTTGATGATGGCGGCCGTGACGTAGGGGTCGGACGCCTGGATCGTCTGCTCGAACCTCTGGTTGACGGTCCTGCCGCCGGCGTTGCCGGACCACGCCATCCCGCCGAGCATGCCCATGATGTCGCCCGCGAGCTGGCCGATGTACGTCGTGTCGCGCGGGACGAGGTATTCGCCACCGGCCTCGCCGAAGACGCCCATGGTTGGGGAGTCGACGTAGGTACCGTTGGCGTAGAAGCCGATGGTCGGAAGGGAGAAGTTGAGTGGGTCGAGGTTGAACGATCCATCGACGTGCAGGCTCGGCACGTGGATGTTCGCGAACATCTCCGACACCTTCCCCGGTATGCCCTCGAAGAACGAGACTATCCCGTCTCCGATTCCCGAGAAGAAGCCGAGTATCGTTCCGGGCACGCCCGAGATGAAGGAGGTCGCCCGGTCGAAGACCCCGGTGACCCCCGACGTGAACGGTGCGAAGAACGCGACGATCCCGTCACCGATGCCAGAGAAGAAGCCCTCGATCGAGCCAGGCACGCCGGACAGGAACGACACGACACCATCGAAGACGCCGGTGATCGTCTCCGTGCACGCAGTCACGACGGCTCCGACCGTGCCGAAGACGGCGGTGAAGATGGGCGCGAGCACCTGCACGGCCGCCGACAGGAGCGGCATCACGACGGCCGCGACGACGTTGAGGACGGCCATGAGCGCGTTCGCGGCGGACATAACGACGGTCATCGCCCCACCGAGGGCCACGCCGAGCACGTTGGCGACCGACTGGGCCACCGGCTGCAGGGCCGTGAGCATCTGCTGGAGCGGAGGACCTACCACCGACGCAAGGGTCTGGAACTGCGTCATGAGCGCCTGCAGCAGGGGTTGTGCGGCATCGAGGGCGGGTTTGAGGCCAGACATGAACGCCTGGACGATCCCGGACAGCACCGCGACGAACGGGGTCGTGGCCCCCGACGCTCCGGAGAACGCCGCCCTGATGCCGTCTATCGCGCCCGCGAGGAAGTTGACGAACCCCGTGATACCGGGCTTCACCACGTCGAGGCCACCCGTGAGCAGGCCGACCACCGACGCCTGGAGCTGGCCCATCGACCCCTCGAAGGTCGTGGTCGACGTGGCGGCCTGCTGGGCCGCGTCGGTCATGCCGAGGCTCATGATGGCCTGGTTGAACTCGTCCGAGCTGATCTCGCCGTTCTCCATCGCGGTGGCGAAGTCGCCCGTGTACGCGCCCATGTCGGAGAGCGCCTGCTTGACCTGGCCCGCCGCGCCCGGGACGTCCTGGGAGAACTGGCGCCAGTTGTCGCCGGTGAGCTTGGTGGCCGAGTTCGTCTGCGTGAGCACGAGGCCGAGGAGGGAGTACGTGTCCGCCGTGCCGCCGCTCGCGGCGTTGACGTTGCCGAGCGCCTCGGCCAGCTGCTCGGGTCCCTGCACGCCGTTCGATGCCAGCTGGGCCGTGATGTTCCGGATGTCGGAGAGCCCGTAGACGGTCTTGTCCGCGTAGTCCTGGGTCTTCTGCGTGAGGTCGTCGATGGTCGAGGTGTCGATGCCCGCGAAGTCCAGGGTCTGCCTGAACTTGTCCGTCGAGTCGCTGGCGGCCATCGCCTCGGACGCGAGCTGCTGGAACTGGCCTATCGCTGCGGTGGCCATGCTCGACACGAGGCCCCCGACGGCTCCCGCCATGGCCGCGGCCTTGGTGCTGACGCCGCCGAACAGGCCGCTCGCGGACTCCTCGGTCTCGCCGAGCCCCTTGCCGACGTCACCGAGGCCCTTGCTCGCTTGCTCGAGGCGGGTCGCGGCCTCCTTGCCCAGGGCCTCGACCTTCTCCTTGAAGTCCGTGTCGTCCGCGTCGATGACGAAGGTGACCATCTCGTTTGCCATAGCTACCACGCCTCCCTCACGCGGGCGTTGCGTCTCTCCGTGGCCTCAGCGTCCGACAGAGGTAACGCCCAGGCGGCCGCCGCCCTCTCGTGGTCATCGCGCTCGGGCCTTCCGGCACCGCTCCCGATGGGCCGTCGGGCGGACATGGCGGTGGACACGAGCGAGCCCGGCGTGGCGCATATGCCGTCGAACAGCAGCGCGAAGCGCCACCAGTGCATCTGTGCGGTCGCGAGGTCGATGCCGTAGATGCGGCGGAAGTCCACGACGACGATGCCGGAGTCCGCCTCCCAGTCGAAGACGCGGGCGCGCGGCTGCCCCGCGTCCCGTTCCCCGTAGGGGAGGGCCGTCCGCATCGCCGTGTCGCGCCACCCGAGGGCCGCCGTGAGCGCCTCGTACCAGTGCCCCAGGACCTCCGGCGGGATGACGCCGTCGCGCGAGAACCACGATCCGAGCATCTCGTCGGCATCCACGAGCGGGATGCGGTCCCTGTCGCCCTGGAGGACGAGGGAGCGCACGGCCCTCTTCCAGCCCGTCCTGATGGGCACAGGGACGCCGCACACATTCACCTTCGATGGGGGGTCTCGCGTGAGCCAGTCCATCGCCTAGTCTTCGTCGCCCGTGTCGGCGAACTCGGCGATTCGGGACGTCATGGCCTCGACGCTCCTCTGGTCCGTCGTGTGCTCGAGGACGAAGCGGATGACCGCCACGATGCGCACGATGTTGAGCCGGTCGCGTCCGCCGACGAGCACGTCCACGGCATCGGGCTCCACGAAGGCGCTCGAGACGATGTCGGCGCCCTCCCGCGCGATCTCCTGCATGGCGTCGTAGGCCGCCCGCTCGTCCGTCTTCCCGGTCATCGCCTGGAGGTGGTCGACCCACGCCTTGCACTCGAGCGCGTAGGTCATGTTCCCCAGCTCGAGGTGGAGCGTGCGCCTCCCGACCCTCACCGCGAGAGTCGGGTTCTCGGGGATGTCCAGCGTGATCGTGTCGCCCATATGGCCTCCATGCCGTCTGCGTCTGCTGGTGGCATGGTCCCGCCGGGGTAACGAAGAGGCCGCCCCTAGGGGCGGCCTCGGTGATGCCACGTCCGTCTGCCGGGCGGTCTAGGCGGTCTTGGCGGTGAACGTCTTCGTGGCCGGGTCGTACGTGCCGTACTCCCACTCGCCGCTCTTGTTCACGGTGTACGTGACCTTCGCGGGGTCGCCCGAGTCGCCCGAGATGGGGTCGGGGGTGAGGGTCGCCTCGGCCCGCTTGGCGATGAGGGCCGCCGCGGGGCAGGCCGTGCCGGTTGCGGGGTCGTAGTTGATGGTGCGCATGTACTGGCAGGGGATGTTGACCTCGTCCTCGTGGGCGAATATGACGCTCTGCACCTCGCCGGGGATCATGGCGTCCTGCTCGAACTCGATGGAGAGGGAGCGGCCCATGACGTACTTCGGCATCTCCTTGCGGTCGAGATACTTCGGCTTGTACTCCGAGTCGTCCACCTTGGTGTCGGCCTTGGTGTCCTCGGTGACCTTCAGGGGCGTGCCGAACGTGCCGTCCGTGCCCTTGAAGGTCAGGTAGTGCTGGATCTCCCACGTGCCCATGAGCACGCGTGCCGTGGTGTCTGCCATCACTGGCTCCTCTCGATGTAGGTGAGGACTGCGATCATCTGGTAGTCCTCGGTGCCGTCCTCGTTGGTGCTGAACTTGTTCGGTCGCGCGGTGACCTCGTGCGCGTACCAGGTGACTCCGTCGGGCGCCTCCGGGTAGCCCCTGCGGTCGATGGCGTCGGCCACCTTCGCGAGCTCGCCCATGGCGTCTATGCGCCCGCGCTCGTCGGACGGGTGGCATCTGAGGTACAGCTCCCAGCCGTACTGGTAGACCCCACCTCCGGCCAGGTACCTCCGCACGACCGCCTGGGTCGGTGCTGGCTGGATCTGGGCGGAGACCTCAACGATGGTGCTGAACTCCCCAACGGCTACGGGGACGGGGGAGAGTATCCCCTCGACCCACGACTCGACCTCCTGCGTGACGTCGGTCACCTGCCGCCTCCCATCGCGGACCTGAACATGGCAGCCCAGGTCGTTCCGCGCACGGCGGCGGCCGCGGCGGCCCAGTGGGAGCACGTCCCCGCGGTCGTGTGGTGCAGGGAGCCGTCGTAGTACTGCCTGCGTGCGTAGCGGCTCGTGTCCTCGGTCCCGCCCCACTCGAGCGTGGCCTTGCCGTCGGACAGCGCGACGCGCCCGGACCTGCGCAGGGCCCCGGTGTCGTACGGCACGAACCGCTCGCAGTCCGCGAGGGCGTTCTCGGCGACGGTCCCGAGTGCCGCGTTGAGGTTCCTGCGCTCGTCGGGGAGCACGCTGCCGAGGTTGATGCCCTT